TTCCCCATGTAATTTGATTATTTTTAGTCTCATCAAAATATTGATTAGCATTAAATTTGATCATACTAAACAATCCCATAGTGGTTTGTTTTTCTTTTAACATATTTTTCTTTTGTTCTTCTTGAAGTATCATCATCCTTTCTTGTAATATAGATTCTTGCTTTAGAAGATCTTGACGTTCTTTCTTTTCTTTTTGGGCATCAGCAGTATTACCAACCTTATCAGACATTCGCTTGATCGCTTTAAGAATTTGCTCATTTGTTCTTGTATCAGTTGTTGCCATGTGTAGGTATTCCTTTACTTCTTTGAAGATTGTTTCATTCTCTTTTCTTCTTCTTGTAGTTCCTTTATTAATAGACTTACATAAATCGTTCTTTCGAAATCAGGTAACATATTACTTACATCTGGACTAATATTTATCTTCCTTGCTAGTATGTATTGTTCTTCAATAATCTGTTGTAAGGAAGTAGTCCACAGCTTAATTAGGAAAAAAAATTGTTTTCTACTGGAACTATTGTATCTTGTTCAAAATCACATGCTCTACATTTTATTTTATAAGTTAAATCTAATCCAAAAGATATATCTTCAATTTTATTTCTAATTTTATCATATTCACTTGTAGGAATATTATCAATGAGATATACTTTATCAGTCATGTTAATATTTTCATCTATTCCATCTGGTGTTTCTACTTTATCTATAGCACAAGCATGAAAAAGTGTTTGCATTTCTGCTGATGTTTGCAAATTACTTAGATTAGGTTTTAAAAAAGAAGGTTTTATTTCTTTTTGGTGTTTCCTTTTAACTCTTCTCAAATGAACCTTTACATCGTTAACTAGATCTACTGTTAAGTCTGCTTCTTTATCAAGTTGTTTGATGGGCATTGAATTGAGATCAACTCTATTCAAAGATTGTGAATTGCATTTTGGACAAGTAAGAGTGAATTCAAGAACTTCCCCTTTTGTTTTCTTTCTCATTTCCACTAGAAGAAAAAATCTATCTTCTAAGTAAAGATCATCCGAATTAAAGTCTTCTGTCAAAACACTAGATGATATCAAATCATCTAGTGCTTGTTCTTGAAGTAGTAGATTTTTTTCTTTCTCATATGTTAAAAGCTTTTTTAGTTGTCCAGTATTTACTGGTTTAAAAGTAACCTCTTGCCCACTCCCAGGCAATTCACAACTAAACTCATAAACATTTATACGATCATAAAACTTTGGTTTATCTGACATATTACTATACCTCCTTTTTTAAAGTCTTCACAATATATTTATATTTTTTAAGTGGCTGGAATATACGGTATACCTGATCCTCCAGTCTCGTTAAAACTAATTTCATGGTAGCTATAAGTAAAGGTTACATCGAATGTAACTACATCTGTAGAAGAGTAGTCCATTGACATTTGAGCTACCTCTTTAGGCCAAGCATCATGTAGCGTAAATTCAAGAATTACTTCACCCTCATATCCAAGCATCTGTAACTTTTGATCTCTCATATGTACGTCATGAGTTGTATAAAAGTTATTTGTAGGATTATGGACTAAATTACTCCATCTTTCAAATAACATACGTACCTTTGCTTTTAAGTCAACATTAAAAGTAATGGTAACATCAGTATATGTATGTTTTCCAGCAAACTTCCAATCAAATCCCTGCCAATTGATTGTTACCTCTTCCAATGCGGTTGAGGGCATTGTAGCAGTTTTAACTAGGAAAATTGTTTCCTGTTCTGTTAAAGGTGCATTTAACCTAGCTGGCCAGGATGGTTGATAGTAAAATAATGAAGTCTTCGCTCCATCTCCGAACCCTGCTTTAAATCCCTCAATGTTAAAATTCCTTATATCTGGCATTTTGTTTTCTCCTCTTTGTTGATTTATTAAGGGGGATTTCTCCCCCTAATTATCTTTAACTAGGTGCTGTAGCGGCAACCAGTTCTGTAAAGCTTGCTCCAGTTTTGGTAGCAATAAGATTAAGTACAATAAATTCAGCCGCTCTTGTAGGCTTAATGTAGATATCACACCATAGCTCATTTCTATCAATTCTTTCTGGAGTATTGTTTCTACCGTCACATACTATCAGGTAGTCAAAAATTCCTCTTCTAGCTACAACATCTCTTAGGAACGGATCAATTAAATTGATTATTTGTAGCCTAGTGAAAGTATCATTAGGTTCAAATAAGAAGTACTTCAAGGCTGTAGAAATTGCTTTAGCTAAAATTATAAAAAGTCTTCTAACATTAACTCTGTTAAATGCAGAGTTTTTATCCAGCATGTTCTTTTGACCCCAAACTACTTTTCCTTGTCCAGAAAAACTCACAATCGGATTGATTCCATTCTTGTACATAATATCTCGTTCACCTTGTACTGGATTCCAAGAAAGTTTTCTTACGTTGTTTAGAATTGCTCTATTTAATCCAGCAGGAGCAAACCAAGCTTCTGCTACATCATCTGTATTGGCATATACACCAGCTACTTGTCCAGAAGCAGGAATCCATCTATAAACGCTATTCCATTTATCATAGACATTTAACCAGTTACCATAAAGAGCAATATAACTAGAGTTAACATTGAAATCTCCATAGGGAGCAGGATTGTTTAATGTTCCTATTCTCCAGTCTCTTAGATCTGTAGCTTCATTTCCTCTGTTATTTACGACTAGTGTTTTAGGAACGTCTGCTACTACTACTGCATCCTTTCTGTTTATACAAATATTCATCATATAAGTTTTAACAGTAGTAGATTTATTAGAGTCGATGAATATATTAACATCTACTATTTCTGGATCTGCATAAAGATCAATAGCATCTATAATATCTCCGTCTAAAATAGAGTCTCCGTTATTTCTAGCCCCACCACCAAGAGTAACATAATCAGTCATCCATACCCATTTCATACTTGAATTTATAAATGCTGGTGAAGCGGCACTATTTATTGCTACTCTAATATATCTTGATTGGTTATTAATTACGTTCTCAACATACTGTGTTCCACCTTCATCATCTATAGCTAAAGGATCTGTACTTACTAAGAATGACTCTACTACAGAATAGGGGATTACTTTTTTATTTCTATCTTGTTGTTGTGCGGCTTTGACTATAATAATGAATTCTTTATCTTCATCAAAAGCCAAGTCAACTTGATCGTTTACATCATCATATAAATCAGCGGATAAACCTAAAGTAGCGGTATCTGTTCCTCTTCTAATTCCATTATAGGTTTGTCTTCCCATAATAGCTACTTTTACTAAGTTACCCCATTCTCCTCTACTTTGAGCTATAAAGGACATTTGAGATCCTACCTCTGGTCTACCGACATTAAAAGGTAGATCTTCAGTTGCGAATTCATCTGGATCTTCTGATTCAAAATCTGATAGCTGAAAAGCAGTTGCTTGTACATACGGAGTTAAAGAACTTCCAGCACTAGGAGTTAAACTACCATATGCTCCAGCGAATGAAGCACTAGGAGCTAAAACTCTTGTGCAATATAAGTTATTTCCAAATTGTAAAAATCCTGCGGCAGACATAATATCTTCATATGTATTATCTTCTGGCACACCAAAAATTTCTGTTAACTCATCAATAGTATTGACTAGTTGCCTTTTTAACTCTGGGCCTTTCCATGTATTCCTCAAAACACTCACACCTATGGAGGTTGCTACGGCAGGGATAGTAGTTGAAAGGTCTATCTCATTTACATCTACTAACGGTGATAAGTATTGTGTCATAATTTCTTCCTCCTGTCAATCGGTATAAAACCGATAGCTTTTCTGAATTATTGAAGATACTACTATCCTATGTTATTTATAAGATATAGAAGTACTTCTTCTAATACTATTTATATTTTTTTAGTAATTTTGAAGAAAATATAAGGTTTTATGAGATATCTGGTTTGACAACTAAGAAGTAATCATATGAAAAGCTTACGGTACTTTCTAATTGAACGTCACCTTCTCTCGTACTAAAAGAAACTTCTCCTAAAGTACTGGGCCAGATGTCTATAAATCTAAGTTCAATTACTGGTACTCTGTAGTTTGTAGTAACTACTAGACTGGCATCTACGGCATATTTTTTATGTAGTTCTGCTATTTTATTGAAGTTATTATTTAAAAATGACATCCAATCGAAAAGTAATTTCCAGTTTGATAAGTTAGAATCCACAACATAACTAACTAACCAAGTATCGAATTCCATAGGTATTAAACTACGTTTTGTTTTATTACCTTGCCAACGAAGTTCTTCCTCTGCCATTGATATACTAGGTATAACGGCAGAAAAGATATTCATCATAAACGGATTGTTAGCTGATATGGTTTCCTCTGTAGGAAGTTTTGGAAATATCAACTGAAAATTCGTAGGTGTAGCTTTATCTAAGTTAGTTAAACCTGATTGTCCACAAGAAATTGTCATTTACTTTACTTCTCCTACTTTATTTTCTTCTTCTTCTTTTTCTTTTTATCATCATCATCATCCCATCCGTACTTATTGTTGAATGTATTTTGATTGGTTTTTACGTTATGTTTCCCACTTTGGTTAACATTTCTTTTATAGTCTGCATTACTATAGTTTGCATCTCCTAAATACTTCTCAATTAAATCCATTTTTTTCTCCTTCTCCGCTCTACCTAGAGCGGTTCTGCGCTCTGTCATGGTTCAAATAGATGATACTTGATAATTAAATCCCCATCTTCTATCTTCCCCCTTAAATCTATGTGCGTTCCTCCCGAAGCACCAGAGGTAAAGGTGGAAGTACTATCTCCAACGGCTTCACAAAAGGCATCTGGATTTGTCCACATGCTAGCAAAGATCTTACCAATAAGTTTACTTGACTCTACAGGCTTGAAGAACCATGTCTGTAGCTCAAAATCCAGCGTGTAGTTAATTACTCTATAGTCTTCATCTGCCATTTCATGACTTATTTCTGGTGTAGCACTTCTAAAAATTACTTTAACATCAAAATCTAATCCCAATTCATCTAATCCAACTCTTATGAAAATATGCGGAGCAAAAAATGGAAGTATTTGTTCCATAATTTGATCAATATCTACCATATGTAAAGTCCATATATTCATAGTAACCGTAATATTATATGGAATAGGATGTAAGTACTTCTGAAATTCTTCCGTTTCAGTACTAGCACCTTTACATATCTCAAAAAATCCATTTACTGCTCTATCTGCCGCCCAATCAATAGAAGAGATCCATGCAGTTATCATAGGAAGCATTTTATCATCTTTTCTTTGGTTTAACCAATACCAAACCTTTTCTTTGACTGATAAACTTATCGGTACTTCAACATACTTTTCTATTGATTGTCCATCTGGTGTATACCTAGCAATCTTTATATCATTGAAAGCATCTAAAAATTGTATTACTGTTTTTCTGAAAACATTAAAAAAGAAATAATTTTTCATAGTTAGTTACCTTTTACTTTTTACTAAAATGTATAGTTTGTACTCTTTTGAATTCTTTAGCACTAAAATATTTGACTATATATTTACCTTTTAATTTTTTATCAATTCCTTCTTGTAGTTTAATCCACCGTTCTATTCTTTCTTTAGACCAATCATCCCAAATACTTTTTGGATCTGCTTTATATTTAGCTACATCATCTTTAGATGCTTTTTCTAAAATATAGAGATAGGATTTTTTAGGAACTTTTAAAACTTTTGTTTTAACTACCCATTCTCCCTCACTTCCATATATTCCTTTAATCCTTTTAAATGCATCTGCGATTATACTAGTGAATTCTGAATCTGATATCTTATCGAATATCTCTTCAAATCCATCTTCTCTAGAAAATACTTTACTACCCCACTCTTTAGATGTTTTTTCTTTATTTGATAAAAATCTATAAACTTTTCTGAAAAATTTTATATAGTCTTTGACTCCATTAATTTTAGCGGCTTTGACCATTGGAGCATCTGCCATTGTTTGATAAGGAGCGGAATAATCAATATCATATTTTGTTATATGTCCACGATCTTTTAGACTATGAAAAACATGTTCGTTTAAATTAAAAAGTACTCCTCTGTTATCTTGCCCTTCTTGCCTTTGGTACATTCTCCTCAACCACTTCATATTATTACTTAGCATATAATGAGGATTATCGTATAGAAACCTAGAAATTTTATTATTCTCTAATACTTCTTGACCATTCATGACTAGAAGTATATCTCTTCCAGCACCTATCCATTGAAATGTTAGATCTCCAGCGTCACTAATACCAGTTAACCCCTTCAATTCCATTTTCTCTAGCTGTTTTAGAGTTTCAAATGCTTTATCGTCATATCCCCATTCCATAGCTACTCTGAAAACTCTAGGAACATCTACTGGTTCAAATGATTTTTCCGTTAAGTACTTTCTTAATCTCATTTACAGCAACTCCCTCCACACTTAGGATGTTCCTTTTTGCTTGCCTTTTCAATCCATTTTAGAAATCTCTTCCACCAGTTTTCTTTTTTTTTCATTATTCTTCCTCTTTTTCTTTCCCCTTATCTCCAACAAATTCAGAAATCTTTTTAATTTCATAGTCTTTTACATTTCTAAATTCCTTTCTCATCAATTGGCTTGCTGATAATTGATTTTTAACGTAAAGAGGAGATATATTCATTTCCGCTGGAAATAAAATAACAATTTTATATCCTTTTGCTTTCATCTTAATTGCAATACTTTTCTCATCTTCATAAGATCCTGGCCCACCTACTGCTTCATCTAATTTAAATCCCTTTAATGCTTTTTCTAAATACTCATTCATTGTAGTCATTTTTATTTTCTCCTTATTTTCCTTTTATTTTACTCTAGATACAGCAGTAAATTTATAGGCTACTTTATTCCATTTGTTTATTTCTGCTTTCTCATGTCCTTTTACTGTAAAGTCAATTTTTTTCTTATCACCTTTTTTAAGGTTATTTCTACCAAAGTGTTGTAGTATATTTCCTTCTTCATCTTTCATTACAGTTATAGAGCTTTGACCAAATCTTGTTTCGAAAAAATGTTGACGTACAACTTCTACTTCAAGATCTTTTACTCTTTCACCAATAACTCCTATATATCCGCTTTTATTAAGTTGTGCTATATCTGCTTGAATCTTCTTCTTTTGATTCATATCTTCTTGAGCAACTATTTCACGAAATGCTTCTACTTCATCATTTTCTTGTCGTGTCCATTCTTTTTTAGTTTTACTAAGGTCTAATTGGGATGCAGATCCACCTTCTGTATATATGAATCCATATTTATATTTTTCTCTTACTCCTACATCATCTACTACATAACCCCATTCTATACGTCTATACCCTTGACCAGTACCTTTGCCAAATACCATTCCTGCATTTATTTCTACTAGATAATCTCCTTTTTTAAGACCAGTAAACCCTCTCATTTTTTTTGAATCAAAACTACCACTCAAATCACCACTAGCTCCTACCTGTCTATGTTTCCAAGCTTTCTCTAGTAGATACCATCTCTGTTTGGAACTTTTGAATATTCCATTATTAGATTTTATAAGGCTTTGAAGAGTACGGTGATTTTCTGCATCCATTGTTGAGGAGTATTCAAATCGTCCTTCTCCTTCTCCTATATATTTATCTACTAAATCCATAATGCTCCTTAATCAAATATTGACATTGGTAATGATTTTCCTTTAGAAGATATTTGTTTTGGTTTTTCTTTCTTTATTACTTTTTTCGGTTTTATACCTTTTGGTATTATTATATTATTATAATCAAAATCTTTTTTGCTAATATATGGATTGTTATCAAAAATCATCCTTCCTTGAACACCACTTCTTGTTAAATTAAATGATAAACATCAATTATTTTTTCTCCATCAAAAGATGCTAATCTCCATGTATAATATTCGTTACCTTTACGTGATGAATATTTTTTTAATACTGGTTTAAATTTTGCATTAGGAAATTCTGATAAAGGAAATTTTTTCCCTTTTCTTTGCTTTACTAGTTCTGGAGTCAAAGTTAACATATCCTCATCTCCATAAACATATTTACCTTTGTATTTTACTGGAGCTTCTTCTTTAGCTTCATTTATACTATCCTTTGCCTTTTTCAAAGAAGTATAAGTTCCTATTTTTTTATAGCTATTAGGTGTGTCTCCCTTTTGAGTTATATCATACATTGTAAATGTTCCATCTGGTTCTTTGATAAGCTCATACTTATCGTAATGCCAAAATGGTTTACCTTTATAGGTTTGTCTTCTTTGCCAATTTACTTCTTGTAGATATTGTTTAAATTTCATAATCTTTACCCAATTCTTATTTGGTCAATATCAATAATAGAAGATGAATTTATTCTCATGTTGCTATTATTAATTGAAAATCCATCCACTCTATAACTTTCTTTTCCTCTTTTGATTAAATACATACCTTCATCGTCAATCACTTTTAGTTTACCCTTAAAGGTATAATCAATAGGATTATTATTACTTCGATATCCATCTGCTTCGAATTTATAAATACCCTTTCCTAATTCTATAGCAGTTTTTTTCAGCATATCCCTTATATCATCATCTCTTGAGATATTTTTGAATATCTTTTTTTCAGTCAGATATTTTTCAATCAGGTATTGAATTTTTTTCATATTTCTTATCCTATGCGTTTCTTTATTTCTTATCCTATGTGTTTCTTTTATTTCCTATTGCATCTCCGTATGCTATTGCCATAGGTAATAACTTATCTATAGGTAATTTAATTTTTAAAGCATTTACTTTGGAATTAGGATTGATCATCAAAGCAGATAAAAATCTATGATGTCCATCAATGATGTAGTTATCATCACTTATAACAAAAAATGATTTTTGAGTAACAAAATCTTGAGAAGCTTTGGTTCCAAATTGTTTTATAGTTCCCATAGATTTATCATAGTAAACTTGCTTCTGAATAGGCTTTAAATCTTTTACAGAAACCTTAGTAATTCTTACATCTATTTTATCGTCTGTTTTTGATCCGTCTTTTAAACCTAACTCTAGCCATTTTTTTGCGGCTAGTCCAGAAAGCCCTTCTGGAAATGGATTTTTCTTTACTATTGGATCTTTAGCTAGTGGTTTATTTATATCTATTGTTCCTGATTCCAATCTACCTTGAAATTTTTTAACATCATCATCAGTAATAACTGGCATATCTTTTCTTTTTGTTCTACCAATTTTAATTATTGATTTAGCCTTTTCAAAGTTTTCATCAAAATTAGGAATTTCTTTATCTAAATCAAAATCTCCTTTTTCAGCAAACTCTTTTGCTTTTTCTAAAGAAAGTTTATCTACTTCCAATTTACCAGCGGCTTGACCACCTTGTTCTGTTAAATAATTTTTAAATCTCATATTAACTCCTTAT